GAGCGAGTGGTCTGTGTGGCACTAACAATAGGAACATTATACTCAACAGCCAGACCTCTAAGCTCTTCTGCAATCGCTTTAACATAGGTATACGAGTTAATATTTGCACCGGCTTTAATACGAGAAGAACAACAAATATTAAGGTAATCAATAAAAATGATATCAGGTACAAAAGACCTTTTGAGATTAAGTTCATTCAATAATGTCCTAAAATGGATAGCAGAAGCTGATGCTGTTGGATATTCTTTGATAATAAGTTTGCCTGTAGTCTTTTCACGAACCTTGGCAACTTTCTTGTCATACATTTCTTTTGGTAAATCAACCAGACTTCCAATATCTGTATTCAATAGATTTGCATCTATTCTTTCTGCAATCTTTTCTTCAGACATTTCAAGTGTAAGATACAATACATTTTTACCTTGTACCATACAACCAGCGGCAACGTGGCACATAAACAAACTCTTACCAACACCCGTTCCAGCCAACGCAATATTGAGGGTTTTGTTTGGTAGTCCGCCTTTTGTAATCTTGTTAAAATAGTCCAAGTCAAAGGGGATTCGTTCTTCTTTTCTGTGATAAAACTCATAACGGTCGTTAGAATCATCAAGGTAATCGTGTCCTACTGAATTATCAAAACTTATCGCCAAAGCGTCCGATAGTATTTTGGGAATCTGACCTTTGTCGTGCGCTTTATCTTTTCCGTCCAGAATTGAAATAGACCCCAATACTGCGTTGTATATTGCCTTCTCTTGGCAAAACTTTTCTGTTTTATCAACAAGCCATTGAACTTGGGTTTGTCCGTCTTTATCTTTTTCAATTTCTTGAAGATAAGATTCACATCTTTGAACTTCATCATCCGTAAGATTACGCCTTTCCTTGACGGCAATTGTAAGTGCTTCAATCGTTGGCGAGTTATTGTAAGTTTCCGTGAATGATGTAATTTCATTGAATAATACCTTATCTACATTATCAGAAAAATATTCATCTTTAATAAATGGTAATACTTTGCGAAGATAATCTTCATTGTAAATCAGATTCTTTAATATCGTTTGTTCCAGTTTCATCTATCACTTCCTGCTCAATATTTGAGCCCATAATTTCAACAAGTAAGTCACCAAGGTAATTCTTAAACGCAGTATCTTTTTCCATTTTTCTTGGCTTATCTATAGGAGATTCTAACACATCATAAGCAAAAAGTAAATAGACCTGCTCATTTTCTTCCTTAAATTTTACTTTACCATATTTGAATATGGTACCTTTATAAGTACCTTCCAATAGTTTAATATGTACCGCTGTCCCATCATCTTTAGGATAGATGTAACAGAAATCTACGCCTTCAATCATCTTTCACCTCATCAAATTTCTTTTCTTGTATGGTTTTTTCTCCCCATACTTTTCTTGGATTACCACACATAACACAATTAGGTTGACCACAATCCATTACATGATGCTTGGCAAAGCCATGAGCATTATCTATTGGAATACCATGTGATTTGGCAATTTTAATTTGTTTCTTAATAGCATTGTCATCTTTTAAAAGTCTTTTGGAATGTTTAAATTTATCTTCCTCTTTACTCATACTATTCTACTCCGTTTGTAGTTTCAACATTAAATGTTTGTTCAAAATCTCCTTGCATAATGTTACCAGAAGAAATTTGATAATTAGTTTTAACATAATCTTGGAATTTTACACTTTTCAATATAGGCAACCAAAAGTCTGCTGTGTCTGTATCTTTAATGCGATACTTCTTTTCTTCTACTTCACCTGTTTCAGGATCCACCTTTGAGTACCAACCATTAGATGGTTTAACAACTAATCCAGCATCAAGAGCTAACTCAAGTAATCCACTCCATTTACTGATACCACCATCAAAAGATACTGTAACAGGTATTTTAGATTTTTCTCTAACGTAACGTGATTTTTCTACATTGATAATAAAATTGTAACCAACGACTTCAGTTCCTTCTTTTTCTTGCTGACGGCCAAGAATGAAAATATTATCAGCTGAATAATACGAGCCTGTACCACCGCCAACGATGTCTTTAGGGAACATACCTATTTCTTTGTAAGTATGATTCACTACAACCATTGGAACATCTTTCATTGTTAGGTGTGGTGTTACCATACGAAATAATGATTTGATTTGTTTTGCACGACTCATATCAGCAACAGATTTACCTTCAAGTGCATCTTCAACTTCTTTCTTTGAAGCTAAGTTACCTATTGAATCTATAATAATGATTAGTTTATCATCACGTTCAAGTTGGGTTAGTTGTTGCATTATATCAAATTTTAACTGTTCAATGTCAGTAAGAGGAGTATGCAAGACCCTATTAGCATCAATGCCGAAAGAATCGAAATAAGATTGGGGAGTACCGAATTCAGAATCGTAAAAAAGTAGTGCAGCATCTTTGTATTTGTCCAAATAAGATTTGGCCATCAATAATGAAAAGGCAGTCTTAAAATGTTTTGATGGCCCAGCCCACATTGTAAGACCTGGTGTTAAACCACCATCTAAGCGACCACTCAAAGCCACGTTAATGATGGGTATTGCTGTAGGTATCATATCTTTACCAAGAAAAAACTTTGACTTGGAAAGAATTGCTGATTCTTTAATACTACTGTTCTTTTTAATTTTATCTAAAATACTCATATATCATCCTTTAAAATGTTCCTGCATCTTTTCTTTCTTTAAACGCATACTCAGCTTCATAATCATACTTAGGCTCTAATTTTTTCTTTGTTTCTTCATCGTGATGTTCCGTATAAACTCCAGGTATTTGTTGAATCCTCAATGGTTGTGGTGTTTCAGTAACTACACTTTCTTCTTTAGGAAAATCAATTGCATCATTAGTACCTGTTTCATGAGGTTTCTCATCAAGTGAAGTAATGTTTTCTTTTGGTATTTCAACTTTATCATTTGGTACTATACCAACAATTTCATCATTCTTAATAATAACACGACCTTCATTATCTTTTCTATTTAAAGAAATGTTTCCTGCTATCAATAATAACACAGCTAGAGGGTCAAACACAAGCATAATCGTAAAGATTACCACACGAACTGCCTTATCAATTGCCCCATCACCCTCAAAGAACATATCGGCAACATACTTAATTGGCCCAACATCGGCAACTAATTTGTTTTCCTCTTTTAACAATGGTAATCTTTTCTTGTTAATTTCGGTAAGTTCTTTTTGTGTTGTTTGGATTTGACGGTCTAAAGTATTACTTGCCGTTGATGGATCCTTAGCACGAGCCAACAAATAATTTAACCTTTCTTCCGAAATCTTTTGTTGTGTATTAAGTGTTTTTAACTCTACTGAATTGGTACCAAAATCTAATGTTGAATCAATGTGTGCTTTAGCTAAGAAACCAAAGATACCCATTGAAGTAATTAACATCAACAATACAACAGCTATTGTTAAATATGTTTTAAGTAAAAATGGTGCTGTCTTCCAATTACGATACAACCAAGAGGCTGTAACTAATTTAGCAAACTCCATGGAAGATGCCATAAAAACAACAGGCCAAAAAGCACCCATAAAAATGGCTGCTAAACCTATTATTGAATAATAACCTGCAATACCAGATAACAGTATTGCGGCTAAAAATGTTAAGTATATCATGTGAAAAAATCCTCTATTGAACTAGTCTTTTCTGTTGTCCACTTCATACAATCTAAAATAACTTTAATCGGTTCAAGGAATGCTTTATCAAATTGCATATCGTAATCAATATACTCTTGTAATTCAAATTCTTTTGGTAAACGAGATGGATACGAAATAACAGTATCTTTAAATGGGTTAGGCATCTTTAGGTAAGTAAACTTGACCTTTTCACCTTCTTGAATGAGTGGGTATTTTTTGGTTAAATTCTTTTGTTTTAAATTGTGATTATAAAGAATCGCTCCTTTGACATGAATTGGTGTTCCTTTTTTATATAAGGTTGCCGCATCGGAATAATTATTTAGGCCATTTAGACCACGGGGAAAAGATATCTCCTCAACAGGCAGAGTTTTAAACTCTTTCCTAAATTCAGTAATGAAATTGTGTATATCGTCTTGTGTACCGTTTACCATTAGACTTATGGCTAATTTCATCTTTTCACGAATAGCAGATGGTGTGGAAGATTTAATCATTTCCAAACCCATCACCTTCATCTTAGGTTCATTATACTGTACACCTTCATTATTATATACATTAAGAATATAACGCTTCTTGGCAGTCCAAATACCTTTGTCTGATAGACCTTCCCGTTTCATCTGCATCTTCTGGTCATACGCATGGACATATTTTGCCAATTCTCCATAAGAAGTTTCGATATATGGTTCAAGCTTATCTTTACAGATTTTATCCATAACAGAAATAACTTTTTGTTTGTCTGATTTATCTTTGACAAATTTATCAACCAAATCACCCATACGAAGATATATGGAATCTGTATCAGATGCAATTACATAATCTTTATCTGATTCTAAAATTTTATTCATCCATGCATTTATCTTGGCTTCTATCCACCGAATAGACAACTGGCCAGCCGTGGTGACACCTAGTGCCATACGCAAATCATAAAAACGGAAATACTGACTACCCAAAGCACCATAAGCAGAGTTAAGAGAAACCTTTTTGGCTAGTTGTAGATTGTCATAACGAGCAATACGTTTTTCGATATCATATTTTTTAGATTCATCACGTTCATTTTCATATTCCTGTTTTGCTTGCAACATCAACTTCTTAAACTTTTTTCTATCTTCATACATTTCTTCCATCATCTTTGGTAAGAAACCTTGAATATCTATACGGAAGAATTGACCATTAGGTGTTAATGTTACACCATCAAGTTCGGATGTATTTACAGATTTATTCAATAATCTATTCACATCAATACCATCAGATAAAACTTTACGCATTTCATCCGTATAATCTTCTGGCTCAATTAATGTTTCAGGAGATATATTGTATTGCATCATCAAGTGTGGATATAGGCTGTTCAAGTCAAACGATGCCACCCAATCGTGGGCACCAACTTGTACCTCTTTAACATAGGCACCTTCAAATGCCGATGTTTTTTCTTTATGTTGTTTTGGTGGAACAA